CGACTTTACAACCGGCACTTGAGGCGCTTCACAAGGCCGGGCTGACACAGAAACAGGTTGATGCCGTGATGGCCCTTGAGTACCAGCGGACTGAAAAGGCGCTGGCCGATCAGCAGACGGCGACCGAGACGGCCATTGAACTGGCCGAAAAGACGCTCCGCGATGAGTGGGGGAATGATTTCGAGTCCAATAACGCTATCGCTACCCGGCTGGTCAGAACCGTCATTCCGGCCGAGATGCAGGACGAATTTAAGGCCGCCGCCTTGCAGAGCCCGGTGCTTATCAAGGCACTGGTCGAACTTGGCAAGGCCACGCTGGAAGATTCACCGATCAACACCGATGGACAGCCGCAAACGCATTCGGTAGACGAAGAAATAGCATCGCTAGAGGCCACCAAAGGCTATGCGACGGGCGAGTTGAAGCGGGACAACCGGGCGGAATACGACAGGATTCAAGCCCGCCGGGCCTTGCTTTATCGCAAAAAGTACCCTGAGCAGAAGTAAAGGAGGGCCAAAGCCCCGGACAACCCGTGATGTTGCGGGCCGGGCGGACAGCCGGAAAGACGGTCGCCAGAGCATGGCGCTAAAAAAGCCAGGATGAATCCGCTTCTTTTTGGGCGGGCAGTTCTCCGCAACTGTGTTTGTCAACGCATTGATAACAAGGAGAACTACCCATGACGTATCTGACTGAAGCATTCAAGAAACAGTATCACGATACCTTTGCAATGGTCATGCAACAGCGCCAGAGCGCCTTGCAGTCCCGCGTCCGCAACGAAGACCAGAAGGCCGAGACGAAGTTCTGGACGTACCTGGAAAAGACCAGCGCCGTCGAGGGCCGCGAGGTCGGTTCAGCGACCGTCCGCGTAGCCACGCAGAACCGCCGGCGGGCCTGCACCCTGGCCCCGATCACCTGGGGCGACATCACCAGCGATATCGAGAACGTGCAGAGCCTGGGCGACCCGTCCAGCGCCTACCTGCAGAACGGCGTCGCGGCCATCGAACGCGGCAAGGACAAAAAGATCCTGACCGCCGCCTACGCCAATGTCCTGACCGGCAAAGACGGCACGGTTTCCGTCAGCATCACCGATGAGTGCTACAAGCTCAATGGCGATGGCAGCGTGGCAGCACCCGGCACAGCCCTGAGCGCTACGACCGACACCGGCCTGTCGCTGGTGAAGCTGGCGCAGATTGGCTCCATCATGGACGACAACAGCGTACCGTCAGAAGGCCGCGTGATTGTCGCCAACACCATCCAGAAATGGGCGCTCCTGGGAAGCTCCAAGGTGCAAAGCATTGACTACAACAACGTCAAGGCCCTGGTGCAAGGCCAGGTCAACACCTTCATGGGCTTCGAGTTTGTCTGGCTGCCCAACGAACTGTTCACCGAAGATCCGACCGACACAGGCTGCTATCAGTGCCTTGCCTTCCAGCGCGATTCCATGTTGCTGGCAACCGGCTTTGGACTGAAGACCCGGCTGAGTGAGCGGGAAGACCTGAACTACGATACGCAGGTTTGGGCCGAGGTGCTCAATGGCGCCGTCCGGTTACAGCCGGAAGGTGTTGTTCCTGTGCTGCTCGACAAAGACCCGACGCCCAGCTACAGCTAATCGGCTGTAGCAGTTGGTTGTGACCCGGTGGGAAACTGAGAAAGCCAAAATCATGTTGGAGATTCTGAGATGAATGATACCAATTACCAGTTCATGCCCTTCTTTGGGCCTGAAGCAGACATCAATGTTAAAGAGGCCACGGCAGCCAAAAAGTACCGCCTGGGCCAGAAGTACGAGGACTCGTTCGGCCGCACGTTCCGTTACACCAAGAACGGCGGAACGGACTTAGTGCAGGCGCTGATGACGCAGTGCGGCGTTACCGCCACCGCGCAGTTCACCGCAGTAGTGCAGACGGGTTATCCCCGCACGGCCGGCGACCGGAAGCGGATCACCTGCCTTGTGGTAACCGACGCATCGGCCGTGGTTGGCGGGGCGGAAGACGCCTTCGAAAGCGGATTCCTTGTCTGTAACAAGGTTTCGCCTGCCGTTTTGGGCGATATCTACCCGATCCTGTCGAGCAAGGTGCTGGATGCCACGCACATTCAGCTTGACCTGGCAACCCCATGGGTGAACGACATGCTGGCTACGGGCGAGATCACGCTGACGGTCAGCCGGTGGTACGGAAGTACTGTCGTCCCGGCTGCCACAGCCACGCAGGCGGTCAATGGCGTGCCGCTGTGCCCGGTCCCGGCCAACTACTACTATTGGTCACAGACCAAAGGGCCGGCCCCGCTGATCGTTGATACCAGCGAAACGCTGGTAATCGGCCAGCCTGTCGGCAACCCGGAAACGCTGGCCGTGGCAGGCGCTTGCGGCCCGGTCGTCAGTACAGACAAGGCGCAGTTGCGCGATGTCTGGGGCAAGGCGCTGAGCATCGCCACTGATGGCGAGCCCGCGCTGGTTGACCTTTGCGTTGAATAGCCGTGCCCGCTGCCGGGAGGGGAGCTGTCTTTCCCCTCGGCTTTCCCTCCCGGCGCTCCTTTTTAGCGAGGTTGTCTCATGGACACCGAAACGGAACTTTGCAATCTCGCGCTGTCGCGGCTGGGGGCGCGACGCCTGACCGATCTTGACAGTGACGACACACTGGAAGCCGAACACTGCAAGCTGCATTACGACCAGGTACGCGATTCCCTGTTGCGGAGCTTTCCCTGGCCGTTTGCGCAGAAGCGGGCCGAGTTGGATCAGACGGAAGTTGAAGAAGAAGTAGTTACGCCGGATTTCGGCTGGGCTTATATGTTTGACCTGCCGACCGACTATCTGCGGATGGACGAGCTTTATGAGCAGGAACATCGGTATGTGATCGAGG